ATGCACACAACCCTTCGGTTGTAAACATCACCAGTCCAAGTCCACTTAATACATCGGTACTCTATGGTTGCCGCCAAGAGAAAGGCGATCACGGAAATGCCCAAACAATAATATAACTACAAAAGATTACAAAGAAAATAATCAGGGCTGCTACTAAGATAGCAAACAGCCCGTCTTTCATTACTGAGCAGGCTCATATTGGTAATAAGACTCAGGCTCTGGCGACATCACCTCACTTGGGGTAGATGCCACAGAACCGCCCAAATAACCAGTACGCAAAACAGACATACCTAATGAGTTTGCAAAGTTTGATAAATCACCAGGCTTAACAAAATCTGACAACTCTACTTCTTTGCCTTTTTTGTTTATCAGACGGGTAGATGCTTTAATTACGCCATCCAAACCACCCTTGTCCATAAAGAGCTTTCTGTGAGCCTCTTTGGTAGCGTCATCTATGTTTTTCTGACCAACCGCAGCCGCAATGCGGAAACCTTTGTTAAACACGCTAGCAATCTGGTTAACCAAGATTGCAGATACTCGCTTGGGATCAACACCACCTAAAAGGCGTTGTAAAGTACCCATTTCTTTAATAGCCGCTTGATCTAAGGGAAGACTATTGACATCTATCTTTGTTGCCAAACGCTGTACATCGGCCAATGAAGACAAATTATCGTAGTGTTGCTTGCCAAACAGACGAACAAACGCATCCTTATTCTTTTCCAAATAAGCAAACGGATTTTGACTATCTAACATCTTTGTAACCAAAGCGTTTTGAACCGCTAAAGTAGTGTTAGTTTGGTCATCAGGAGACAACTTCTTCAGATCATTGAAGAACTTAGCCTGATAGCCTTTACCAGTAGAACCAAGCATACGACTTGTAATGGCATCAACTCCACCAGTTTCGTAGTTTGCTAAGAATGAATCGCCAATCCTGATTCTTTCTGCTTTTGCCGCATCATCTAATGCAACCCGTTCCGAAGAAAGAATGTTTGCCCTATTAGTAGCATCATCAAGGCGTGATTTGAGACCAGGCAATTGAGCAAGAATATCGCTATACCCACCATTGTTGCTTGTCTTTGTAATCAAACCATTCAGCTTAATTGGATCAATGTAGCCATCCTTGTCTAAAGCAGAGTTATATAACTTAGACATAACTGCTTTTTCAGCCAATGGCATACCTTCGTCACCAGCAACCTTTAAGAATTGAGTCATTGCTGTAGGACTTTTTGCTAACTGAGGGGCAATTCTCTCTGCATACTCTTGTGAACCAATCTTCTGAATGGCATCAGCATCCTTAAATGGAATTCCAACCTTGTTGTAATAATCCAAATCAAGTTGTGACATCGCATTACCGAATGTTGTCTTTTCACCACGGAAATTTACATTGATATCACCGCTACTGTTTTGAACTCTATCAAGAGCTTCGTCTACACGCTGTTGCAAAAGGATCAATTTGTCCTTAGTTGCATCGTTTTTAACAGAACGAATATCAGCAGCCACCCTACGCTTTAAAGAGTCAAGGCTAGTAATATCCATGCCAACAGTTAAATCTACTGGAGGGGCTTGACCAGGCACTGCGGGTAATGTTGTGTCTACTTGACCTTGCTTTCTCATGCGAGAAAACTCACCAGATTGCTTCTGCACGAGTTTTAACAAGTCAGATTGACGACCCCAAGGGTCTTGCATGAACAAGTCTTTAGCCGTGTTTAACAAGGCTTGAGTTTCATTGGCTGGCAAAATAGCACCTAATTGTGATGCTTGCTTCTTAACGCTTTCATACTCTGGCGACAAAGCATTTCGTGCGGCTGCTTCTTGTGCCAAAACAACACCCTGAATTGGTTTCCCAATGTCAACGGGAGAAATATTGCCAGCAAGATTGAGGGATTGTGTAAGTTTTGCTTGTTGGTCAGATAAAGCCTGAAGTCTTTTTACATAATCAACTTCAACTTTGCCAATTTGTGTTGACGCTTTTGGCATTTCAACGCTAGGTTGTGGGTACAACTCAGTAGCCTTTGTACGAACAGCAGTCTGCAAATCCTTATAAATTGTTTCTAAGTCATTTGCAATTTTTGCATCTTTGGTTACTAAATCTTTTAAACCTGTTTCCAAAACTTTATTGTCAACAGCGCCAGCAGCCAAGACGTCAGGTTGACCACCAACAAAGGCAATCTTTTTACGAATGTCTTCTAATCGTTTTGTTAAGTTAGGATCAGCATCTAATGCTCGTTTGATTAAATCTTGTGCCTGAGAAGTGCCCTCTACACCAGCCAAATCTTCAACATTAAAGTCTTTAAGGTTTACTCTGTTTTTGGCTTCCGCCATCAAACCAACACCTTTTGTAGCGCCAGCACCTGACAGTAAGGCAAACAAAATACCACCTGTTACTTGACCAGTAACTCCACCCACCTGTTTACCAACTTCACCACCAAATTCACCACCAACACCCGCCATAGTAGAACCAGCAGCAAGAGCCAATCGACCTGCTGTTGTTACTGGCAAACCAATTAAGTTTGTTGGGTCTACCAAACCCTCTATAGCAGCCATTCCATACTTTTGAGCAGTTGTTGCAGGGCGAATTCCAGTATCAACACCCATGCCACGTTGAACACTCTCAGTAGTAATTGGCTCTAGTTCTGGTTGGGTAGGAAACGCACCTGCAAATGTGCCTTGTTGCATCGCACTACCTGCCGTAGCCCTAGCAAATGGTTGCGTAACACCTTTTTTTACAGTTTCGTACACTAACTCAGCTAAGCCTGTGGCGGCTCTTGCCTTACCTTCAGCAGTAGGGCCACCAAGAAAGCCTCGACCTCCACCAGCACCTTCTGGGCGCAGTTCAGAGGCCATTTGAGCTAATTTTCGAGCATCATCAGCATTACCTGCTTCATCTGCCCTACGCAATGCCTCTATTACTTGTTCATAAGTTGCCATTACTTTTTCTCCGCATCAGTGGATAGCCACTTGTCAACTAAAGGATTGCCAGTTTTTGTCGGTGCGCTCTCACCTTTTTTAACAAGTTTAAACTGAGCAAGTTGAGCGTCAATATTCTTTAATGACTTTTTGTAATTTGGCGATGTTTCATATCCAAACTCTTCTGCAGCTGTTTCTAGTTTCTTCTTACGTTCAAGCAGAGCGCCACGATAAAGTGCAATAGCAAATCTTTCGGCTTGGTCTTTTTTTACTTCTGTTGCCCTACCAGTAAAGAATTTATTTACATCTGCAGCCAAACGATCATCAAGACCACCAGTTCTGGCAAAGGTTGCAGTATCTAAATTAGACAAACTACTATCTTTACCAATAAAACTTGCCAAAGCCTTTGGTAATGCCGCTGCTGAAATATCATTTGCTGTTGAATTTTTGATGATGTTAATAAGTTTTGGGCCTTCAGCTAAAATTTTTGATGTGTCTTGCATAATTGGGTCTTTACTTAATACATTTAAAGTAAAGTTTTCCCAATCTTTAGGTGCTATTGGTTGTTCAGGTGCATAAACTTTAGGTGCACCTTCTCTAGCTTTTGTCACACCTAAATCTTCAAGACGTTTATTTACTGCCTCCTGTTGTGCTGGAGTTAAATCAACATATACTTTGTTGTTAAACATTTGTCGTGAATAAGCATCTCTATCTACACCAGATGAAATAAGTTTGTCTGGTTTTTCAATCTGTAATTCAAGAGCCTTGATTGTTCGACTTACTTTATTAATTGCTTCATCTCTTTCAGGTGATGCTGGCGATGCGTTTAGATTATCTAAAGCTAAATTTAATTTAGATAAATACTCTGCAATTTGAATTTTCTCTGGTGTTTTTTGCTGTTGCTCTCTTTGTGCTTGTGCCAAAGATGCCTTACCTGCCGCTAAACGCTGTTCTGTTAAAGCCCCTTCACTCTGAGCCTTGCGATAGTATTCAGCAAGAGCCATAGCACCTTGTTGGTCGCCCATTTGACCTAACATCCTAATGCCTTGCAACATGGATTCAGGGTCAGATTGATCTATCTGTTGAAAGATAGAGTTTCTAGTGCTGATTAGCTTCAACTGGGGGTCTTCTATGCCCATAGCGCCTGCAATAGCACCACCAAGCCCTCTAGCACCAGCATAGGTCATTGCCGCACCCGCTTCACCAGGAGTTAGCTTGGCAAGGTCAATGCCTTCACGCAAAGCACTTCTGCGTTGTTGCTCACCATACATTTGTGGAGTTAGTCCAAACAGACCCGCTACGATATTTTCTGCCATGATGATTCCTTATCCGTAAACTTCTTCAAGCATCTTTTGGAAGCCAGCATCGCCTGTTCCATAAGCACCAAAATCTAACGCATTAACAGGTGTACCACCCGCTATTTTGGTTAAAGCGTCTGTAAACAAAGGATTAGAGCTAATACCGCCCAATGCGTATGCGTATGGGTTTCTAGTTGCATCAGCACCAGTAGCCAAGGCTACGCTTTGACCCGCACCCATCAAGCCCAATCGACCTACATTGTAACCTGCTGTAGACGTTTCTTTGCCAAGACCAACACCCAATTGGAAGGGTTGTTGTGCCGCAGTCTCAAGACCTTGTACTTGTCCCAAAGCAGTCGTATAAGGAGCGTAAGCGGCTTGCTGACCACCATAGTATTGACCCATAGTCTGTGCACCAGTACCAAGCAATCCCGCACCAAAAGCAACCTGTTGTTGACCAGCTTGCTGAGCCTGTGCCGCCAATTGAGCCTCTTGTTGTGCACGAGCGTTATACAAAGCCTGTAGTTCAGGAGTAGTAGCACCCAAAGTGCCGCCTTGAGCTACAGATAGACCGCCACGACCTTGTTGTTGGAGTCTGTTTTGCAGATTAGCCAACTCTAGTTCACGACCAGGTTGTAGCAAAGCCATCTGGCTCTTTAAGTAATTTTCTGCAACTGATTCGGGTGTTTGAGCCAAATACTTGTTACCCAACGTAAACAAGCTCTGAGCACCTGTTTGGAGGGGTTCAAAGGCTTTCTGAGCACCTTCTGCTTGTTGGATTCCTTGTTCAGCAAGTTTGACAAACCTATCTTGAGCCGCTTTTGCTTCAGGGCTAAGTGTGTATCCCGCACTTGTTAACTGACCCGTCTTAGGATCAAAGCCAAACTGTGAAGCACCAAACCTAGTAGTCATGCCAATAGGTCTAAAAGCCGCAGATTGTTTAGCTGCCGCAGTCTCAGCATCAATCATTGCTTGAGCCTTTTGAGCCGCTTCTTTGGATGTTTGTTGTTGAAGCAAACCTGCCGCAGTCTGTGTTCCTGTAGATAACAGTTGAGCAATCTGAGCCGCAGTTAGACCTGTTGATGCCAACTTTGTGATGTCTGCAACTGTAGGTGGCGTAACAATGGGTGGTGTTACAACGGGAGGCGTTACTACGGGAGGCGTAACAACAGGTGGCGTTACAGCAGGGGGTGTAACTGCGGGAGGAGTTACTACAGGTGGAGTCACTGCAGGAGGAGTAACTACAGGAGGTGTAAGTAAACCAGTTGTAGTTACTGGAGGCACAAATGTAGGCGTTAACGCACCAGCACCTGCATTAGCTAGTTCAAAAGCGCCTAGGTCAGTCAATGCAGAAGCACCTGCATTTGCCAACTCAAAAGCACCTAAATCGGTCATTGCAGTAGCACCCGCATTTAGAGCCTCAAATGCTGAACCTGCTCCTGTCCCACCAGTAAGTAAACCATCAAAAGCACCTGCACCACCAGCTACACCTAAGATAGCCGCTTGAACAACTGGGTCTTTAAGTGCATCTACAAGTCCACCAGTAAATGATAAGTCTTCTTTAGTTTTTATCGTGTTTACAAGTTCGCCAGTAGGACTTAAAACTTGAACGTCTGAGCCAACAGGGGCTTTGTAGTTAACATCACCAGTAGTTTTTTCAAGATAGATGTTCTCAATGCCACCAATCTGCTGATCCATTCCAGAACCAGTAGTTTGATATTGAGGCGTAACACGAGTATCACCAAGGGTAACACTTGAGCCAGGTGGAACAGTAACGGCAACCCTAGAAACTACTTCACTAACAGGAATGCCAAAAGTAGAAGATATTTGCTCAGGACTAATCCCTCTTGTCTCCATCAAAGAAACAATCTGTGCATCCGACATATTCGGATTTGCAAGAAAGATGTTGAACAACTCTTGATTAGTCACGGCCATGATATTTATTCCTCTTCTTTAGGCAATTGCGCTACCGCTTGCTCTTCTATCTTTTTCCAAAGCACATACGCATTGGAGCTTGTTGGAAGTTGACCCAACACATTCAAAATGAATTGGACTTCGTTTGTTTCTAAATTCAGATTCATGCTTGACTCCATGGAACGCCCGTGGAAATAACAGGATTCTTCTGCAAAGCAATGTTAGCTGCTAGTGCATCTTCTGTGGCTTGCTTGTCAACCGATTCCCATACCCAATTAAGGACTGTTTCTTGTGTCAGGTCTGCATAGGCAATCGTAGGTGTTCCATCTGCCCATGAGCAAGTGGAATAGATTTGGGCTGTGTAGTCGCCATCTACTGCTGTGGCTTGCCAGTGGGCTGTAAAAACGAATCCGTTTGAGGTTTCACGCTCAAGTGTTGAGATTGTCCATGTAGTAGTCATAATTTACCTTTCAGTTTGTTTCGAGTTGTGCGACACGCTGACGCAAGGATTGAATTTCCTTGACTAACATTGGCACAAGTTTGGAGTAGTCCACAGCCATCATTTCTTCTGTGTCTGCGGGTTGGTGTACTGCTTCTGGTGCAATAGTCACAAGTTCTTGTGCAACAAAACCATAACGCTGATGATTTCCGTCTGCTTTCCAATCAAATTGTCGAACTTGTAAAGAGTCAATTAGGCTAGATGCCGAATCTGCGTCTTGGATATTTTCTTTTAGGCGTTGGTCAGATGTGACGTTAAAAAGGGTTGCTGTTGTTCCTGATTGCGTAATTGAACCAATAGCACTGCCTGCGTATAAAAATTGAAAATAAGCAGTTCCACTTGATGTGCCAGTTGTATGACCAATATTTGAATATGTAGAGCCTGCATTTGGTGAAATAAAGAAGCCGCCTGTAGAAACACCGCCATCTGTAGCCGCCACTAGCAACTCACCCGCTGACGTTATTCTGGCTCGTTCTGTGGTGTTTGTGCCAAACGCCATGTAATCTGTATTGTCATCGTATTTAATAAAACCATGCAGATAATTGGCTGTACCACCCATGTATATATTGGAAATGGCATTATTGGCAGAATTAAAGAAAACATTGCCATCTCCGCTTGCTGGAGCAATAAGCAATCGTCTCGCTATTACATCACCATCTGGTTGAAGTTCAATTGCAGACGAACCAGAAGATGTGCCACCCAGAAGCAAATTCCCACTGGCATCCAGAGTCATCGCCTGAGTAAAGGAGACTACATTCCCTGCTGTGCCTGATGCGGCTGTGTACCAAAGATGTGAACCACTTGCTTGTGCGTAATATGATGCCGTTGCGGTATTTATATACCTTATATCTGTCCCGTCATAGTAAATGTTGTTACTTAAACCAACAGCAGATGAAAGGTTGTAAAGACCGCCATAACTACCAACTTGCAATACTTTTAGGCCACTCCAAGCACTCGGAGTAACTCCCAAGCCTAGATTGCCTGAGGCATCAAACCTTGCCCTTGTAGTTCCACCCGTCATAACATCAAATGGGTGACTAGATTGAGTTCCTACTAACCCTTGAGTCGTTTGGGATATGAGGTCAGTACGAACAGAACTACCACTTTCATTGACTGTTACACGAACATCAGATGCGCCTTGGACAGTTAACTTACTGATGAGTGAGCTTGTACCAATAGCCAAGCCTGATGAGGTGAGGCGCATTGCTTCTGTGGGGGTAAAAGTGCTTCCAGAAGTCAAACTTGAATTAGAAAACCAGATGTGATTTGCACTTCTTTGTCTGTAAATTGCCGCCACAGTGCTTCTAGCAGTAGCCCAATTTGAGCCATCTGGGTCACCAGTAGGCTCTGCCCCAGCAGTAACCCAAATGTTATTTGCATTTGAACCAGAACCTATAAAAGCCTCTGCCTGACTGTTAGTAGTATTTTGAAATCCTACTTGTGGGGCATAAGTAGTTGATGGGGCGGCTAAAGTCAATAAATTATTGACTGCTGAAGTTGCCCCAATGCTTAATTTAGTCCCATCAAAAGTAAGCGTAGAGCCACTTGTCAGAACCTTTGAACCATTGAGATAGGTTACTCCGTTGGCTGTTCCACCATTGTGTGTAACTGTGGAGGATGTTGTCAGGGTTGTGAAAGCACCAGTAGATGCCGTAGTCGCACCCACAGTACCATTGATGTTGATAGAGGCTGTACCTGTAAGGTTAGTTACAGTACCGCTAGAGGGTGTACCTAATGCACCATTGAACAATACTGGCGCACCAGCAGAGCCTGTATTAACCGCTAGAGCAGTAGCTACACCAGTTCCTAGACCCGATACACCTGTAGCAATAGGAAGACCTGTAGCGTTCGTTAAGGTTGCGCTAGTGGGTGTTCCAAGGATAGGTGTTACTAGGGTAGGAGAGGTAGCAAATACTGCTGATCCTGTTCCTGTCTCGTCTGTCAAAGCACCCAAAAGATTAGCAGAACTAAATGAACCCAAAGAGGTAGCATTGCCAACAGAAGTGACTGCACCTGTTAAGTTAGCGTTAGTTGTAACGTTACCCGCAGTCAGACCAGAAGCAGTGCCTGTGATGTTTGTACCTACCAAGGCAGATGGAGTGCCTAGAGCAGGAGTAACTAATGTTGGGCTATTGGCAAAGACTAAAGCACCTGATCCTGTTTCGTCAGATACGGCAGAAGCTAAGTTGGCAGATGATGGTGTACCTAAGAAAGTAGCTACACCAGTACCCAAACCACTCACACCAGTAGAGATTGGCAGACCTGTGGCGTTTGTCAAAGTACCAGAAGCAGGAGTTCCCAATGCGGGAGTCACCAGTGTTGGCGAGTTTGACAACACTACATTGCCTGTACCAGTAGAGGTAGTTACACCAGTACCACCATTGGCTACGGGTAGAGTTCCTGTGATGTCGCCAGTATTGATACTGATTGCATCCCATGTGGCATTCGTTCCATCTGTCTGAAGGTACTTGCTAGAGTTGCCTGTTTGGCTAGGCAAAAGGTTATTCAGAGCCGCAGTAGCCGTAGAAGCACCTGTACCGCCATCAGCAACTGCTAAGTCTGTAATACCACTGATAGAACCACCAGTAATTGCGGCAGCAGAGTTATCTGTCTTCGTAGAGATAGCAGTAGAGATGTTGTTGAACTCAGTGTCAATCTCAGTACCACGGACGATCTTTAGTGGATCACCAGGAGATAAGTTATCCTTGGTGGCGAAATTAGTACTTTTTGTATAATTTGACAATCTATTCTCCTTGTGTGAGCTTCATACTCACGAAATCTTGCCGTTCTTAGATTGAATCTCAATCTTCTGAATTGACAACTGTGTGCCGTTAATGGTGGTTTCGTAACCAGTTTGAACAATCTTTCCCGCACCAGAAGCATTTACATCTAGTGTCTTGATAAGCACACCACCAGAATACTCAGCAATGCCATATTCAGCAAGACCATACTCATAGTTTTTCTGTTCAGGAATGTAAGCATTTCCAGACAGATAGTTGGCAGCAAAGTCAAATCCCCACTTAATTGTAACGAATTGGTCAGAGCCACCAATCACAATTGTCTTGATTCTTTTCAAGATGGAAATCTGATTCTCGTTACCTAAATCTGCATGGTTGGTAAAGTAAGAAAACCGATAAGTTGATGTGTGATCTAAGA